GGCGGTGGTGGTGGTCAAAGTAATGAAGCTATTGGAGGTTTTGGTGGAGCTGGTGGGTCTGGTGTTGTTATAGTTAATGAAGCTGCGGTCGGTTTAATTAATACATCAGGAATGTGGGATATGAATGCTGTATATGTAGCAGTAAAAGATGGAAATTGGGTGTAATATGCCAAGATTAATCGGAGCAGCACAAACAGTAACTACCATAGACCAAGATGCAGTTATAACCACATTTAATTCTAGCGGTACATTTACAGCAGCCACGCATACAACTGTTGCTTGGGTATTAGCTGTAGCAGGTGGAGCAGGTTCAGCTATGCAAGGATCAGGCGGTGGAGCAGGTGGACATTTAGAAGTTCCAGCTCATCCAGTACCTTCAAGTGATGTACCAGTAACAGTAGGTGCAGGTGGTGCAGCAGGAGCTGATGGTGGTCAAGGTGGACTTAATCCTTATACTAGAGGTAAAGCTGGAGGTAATTCAGTTTTTGGAGCAGCTTCTCCACTAACAGCAATAGGCGGTGGTGGTGGAGTTAGAGGTGGTTCAGGAGCACCACAAGTAGGACAAGATGGTGGTTCAGGTGGTGGCGGTTACCGAGGTGGAGCAGGTGGAGCAGCAACTTCAGGACAAGGAAATGCAGGTGGTTCAGCTACTGTTGGAAAAACTGGTGGTGGCGGAGGAGCAGGTGCAGTAGGTCAAAGTTTAACAGGACCTAACCCCGAACAAGGTGGTACAGGCGGAGCAGGTAAAGCATCTGCTGTTTCAGGTTCTGCTGTAACTAGAGCAGGTGGTGGCGGAGGTGGTTGGCAACCAGGAGGAAGCGGACCTTGGGATGCAGCAGGTGGTTCAGGTGGCGGTGGTACAAGTGGTAGATATGGGTCAAACCAACCAGGTAATTCTCCAATAGGAGTAGCAGGTGGTACAAATCTTGGTGGTGGAGGTGGTGGTGCTGCTGAAGCTAATGGTTTTGCTGGAGGTTCAGGCGTTGTTATAGTTAATGAACCTGCAATAGATAGAACTGAAGCATCAAGCGTTTGGGATATTAGGACTGTATTTAGACAAATCGTAGCAGATGATTGGGTATAGATAAGGTATAGTTTACCCTATGAATTTAAAATGGTACTACTGGTACTTTCAATCTGTAATACCTGAAAGAATATGTGACGATATTGTTCGTTATGGCAAAGAACAAGAAAAAGAAACTGCTCTTACAGGAAGTGCTAACAAAGAAACCCTCACCGAAATAGAACTTAAAAACATTCAAAAGAAACGCAAGTCTGATGTTGTGTGGATGAATGACAGGTGGATATACAAAGAAATACAACCTTACATAAATAAAGCAAACGCTAGTGCTGATTGGAATTTTGAATGGGATTGGTCAGAGTCTTGTCAGTTTACAGAATATAAAAAAGACCAGTTTTATGACTGGCATTGTGACTCATACGAAGAACCTTATAACGATTCTGAAAATTCTAACAGACATGGTAAGTTAAGAAAACTTAGTATGACTGTATCGCTTACTGACCCTGATGAATACGAAGGTGGTGATTTAGAGTTTGATTTTAGAAACACAGACGAAGGCTCACAACCAAAAATATGTGAAGAAATTAGAAAGAAGGGTAGCGTAATAGTTTTTCCCTCTTTTGTTTGGCACAGAGTCAAACCAGTAACAAAAGGCATACGAAACTCTTTGGTATGTTGGAATTTAGGATATCCATTTAGATGAGTTTTAAGAAAAATAAATACCAAGTAATTAAAGGAGCTATATCAACAGAGTTAGCAGATTTTTGTTACCAATACTTTTTGAATAAACGAGCAGTAGCAAGACATTTGTTTGATGAAAAGTATGTATCACAATTTACTGAATACTTTGGGGTATGGAACGATACACAAATACCAGATACTTATTCACATTACGCAGACATAGTAATGGAAACTTTATTACAAAAAGTTAAGCCTGTAATGGAAAAAGAATCAGAACTTAAACTTACAGAAACTTATTCCTACGCAAGAATCTATAAAAAAGGTGATGAGCTAAAAAGACACAAAGACAGATACTCTTGCGAGATATCCACTACTATGCATTTGGGTGGAGATGATTGGTCTATATTTTTAGAGCCATCAGGAGAAGAAGGCAAAGATGGTATAGAGGTCAAACTAGAAGCAGGTGATATGCTTATGTATCAAGGTTGCGAGTTAGAGCATTGGCGTAAACCATTTAAAGGTAAAGATTGTGGGCAAGTATTTTTGCACTATAATGATAAAAATGGTAAAAATGCTAAAGAAAATAAATTTGATGGCAGACCTTTAATTGGTTTACCAAGTTACTTTAAAAAAGGAGTTTGATATGGATATATTAATACCACTAGCAATAATGACAATAGTAATATTGTTTTCTATTAAAAAATTTAAACCAGAGCTTTGGAAAAAAACAATGTCAAAGTTTAAAAAGTAAGATGAATTGGTTTAAAAAATTTATTAAGTTTATAACACCTCCCTCTCTTACAGAAGAAGTTGTTGTTAGAGCTAGGACTAAAAAAGGTCGTTACATTGCTGATGATCCAACAACTATACAAAACGAAGCATATAAAAAAGTTTTAAGAAAAAAATCTACTAAGAAAAAATAATGCCTACCACCAAAGAATCTTTTGCCAAAATAGAAGCACACGAAAGAGAGTGCACTATTAGATATGAAAATATTGAAAAAAGATTAGATCAAGGGCAGATAAGATTTAATAAGTTAGAAAATATGATCTGGGGATTATATGTTCTTCTTATTGCATCAGGTGTTATTGCAGGGATGTTTGGATGAGTAGAGCTAAAAAATCTAAATCAACAGTAAATAAAGCAGGTAATTATACAAAACCTACCATGCGTAAAAGAATATTTAGTAGAATTAAATCAGGAAGCAAAGGTGGTGGAGCTGGGCAATGGTCTGCTCGTAAAGCACAAATGTTAGCAAAAGCATATAAAAAAGCAGGAGGAGGATACAAGTGAAAGGTGTTAAACATTATAAAAGAGATGGCAGTGAGCATAAAGGTAGCTCTCACAAAATGGCTAATGGTACTTTGCATACAAATAAATCACACACTAAAACTAGTGTAAAGTTATTTCATTTTAAAGACTTATCTAAGAAAGCTAAAATAAAAGCTAAAAAATAATGCCTTTGAAAAAATCGCAAAGGTCTTTAAAAAAATGGACAGGAGAAAAGTGGACAACTCCTAGCGGTAAAAAATCTTCAAAAACTGGTGAAGTTTATGCACCAAAAGCTCAAATAGATAGACTTAAATCAACCTCTAAAGGCAGAAGCAAACTTGCAGCAGCTAACAGAAAAAAAAGACAAGCTACTGCTAAAGGCAAACAACACGCTAGGCATGGTTTACACAAAGGAAAAAAAAGATAATGTATGAATATAGTTGCAAAGTTACTAGGGTTGTCGATGGCGATACTGTCGATGTTATTCTTGATCTTGGTTTTTCTATTCTTCACAAGTGTCGTGTACGCCTTTATGGCATTGATACACCTGAGTCAAGAACAAGAAACAAAGATGAAAAAATCAGAGGAAAACTTGCTTCAGCATTTTTAAAAAATGCTATTAAGAAAGGTAAAAAAGTAACTTTACGATCAAAACTAAAAGACTCTAAAGGAAAATACGGCAGAGTTTTAGGTGAAATTGTTGTAGATGAAATTAATATTAACCAGTCAATGATAATTAATCATATGGCAGTAAGATATTTTGGACAAAGCAAAGATGATATTGAAGCAGAACATTTACAAAATAGAAAAAAACTTATAGAAATAGGAGTCTTTACTCCAAATGAATAAAGATAATAAAAAAGATGTTGTAGAAGATAAACTAATTGTCTGGTCATTTCTTGTATCAATGATTACAATAGTTTGTTTTTTTTCTGTAGTTGCAAACGCAGAAAATCAGACAGGCACTTGTACAGCAGGTTCACAGTATTGTGAAAATAATGTACTTGATACAACAAATAACACAACTACGACCAATTCAAATACCAATGTCAATACGAATACGACCACGACTACAGCGACCAATAATAACACTTCCAGCAATACGAATAACTCCACGAACACAAACACGAATAATTCTACTTCTGCAAATGTTAATACCAATAGCAATACCAATTCTAATACTTCTGTAAATACAAATAACAATACTTCGTCAAATACGAATGTAAACACTAATCAGAATACTAATAACAGCACAGTAAATAGCACTGTAAATCAGACAGTTAACAATACAAATAACAGCACATCAGATAATACCAATCAAAATACAAATGTAAATCAGTCAACTTCTGATTCTAATGTTAAGACAAACAATGTTAATCAGAATAATAATAATAGTCAGTCTGATAACACAAACAGAAATATAAATGAGTCAAACAGCACTCAAACTATTAATCAAAATGTAAAATCAGAAGCACCTCCAGCATCTGCTATTGCTCCATCTATAATGTCTTATTCACAGGACTTATGTACAAGTGGTGTATCAGGTGCTTTTCAAGGGCAAGTGTTTGGGTTCTCAGGTGGTAAAGCAGTTATAGATCAGAACTGTGAACGCCTAAAGCTATCTAAATATCTATATGACATGGGTATGAAGGTAGCATCAGTTGCTTTGTTATGCCAAGACGAAAGAGTTTTTAAAGCTATGTTTATGGCAGGAACTCCTTGTCCATATGAAGGAAAGATTGGCAAAGAAGCAAAAGCAGAATGGGCAGCCAATGCTAGTAAAAGACCTGATGTAGAAGATGCCGAAGCAGAATTTATTAAAGAATGCACTAATGACTCTAATCCAAATAGAGAAAATCTAAACAAGGATATAGTTAGTGGTGTCAAAGTTATCTATACAAGAAAAACCAAAACAAACAAACAATGCAAAAAAGAATTCTATGCTACGCAGTAGCGTGTCTACTAAGTCTTAATGTATCTAGTACATATGTCTATGAAGCTAATCAGGCTTTAATAAACCTTACCAATCAATCAGGCACTACTAACCTGAATGCAGGAGACGATCAAGTTTCAGGAGCATTTAATCTAGGCTTTACTTTTGATTTTTACGGACAAGAATTT